GTAAACGTGGAATTGGATAGGCTACCGAAATTTAGAGGCATTAGAACAGACTTAGGGTCCCCGTTAGTGAGGATGGTTTTACCCGGCCTTACATCGAACTTAGTTCCACGTGGTAAACGAGTAGCATCGAGGCCCATCATCGGGTGTGTCGTGAGTGCTAAAGCATCAATACGTGCTCTCAGTTCGGCATCTAAAGCTTTTTGGGGGTTGTATCCCTTTTCCGCAATACCTCTTCCCCAGAATCTATTTGGAACTCTGTCATGCTGATAGGCTATAAATGGTCTATCATGCATCATGTATGGATTTTCCGCTGCTTTTAATACTGCTGAATCATTAGCAATAGTAACAACAGCTTCAACTAATTCATCGTCTTCATAATCAAATTCATGTATCTCTCTTGTTCCAGTAGAGAGAAACTTTTTAGGAACCAAGCCCCAATATTCTATAATCTTTACCTTATCATCTTCATTAAGTATCTGTGAAGCTTCATCATTAAAACCAAAATCAGCTTTATCAAAGCTACCTATTGGTTTATCCATATAGATACCTTCCGTAATTCCCTTAGTAATAAGGTAACGAGGTTTAGTTACAACCTGTGCTACACCTAATGCTTCATTAATATTAGTTCCTGTAGGGTCAATAACAAACTCTTTAGGGGAAACGGGTTCCACTTTAATACTAATATAAGGAACTTCCTGAGTTTCCACTGTAGTTGTTAAGGTACCTGATACTGGCTTCTCTAAAGGTACAATCTCTGCTTTTTCCGTAACAAGAACCTTAGCTATACCTGTGCCATATATGGCTCCATTTAGCAAACATTCCGCAATGGCAGCTTTTGCACCATCTTTTTCCAAGTCCTCATGAAGTAGTTTACGTACATATTCCACATCCTGTGGTTGCATATCAAGAACATCATCCTCAATATCAAACCAACGTTCCCGGCCAAATGTTGCTTCCTCTAGTTCGCTGACAGTGGCCTCAATAGCCTGTTGTGTGGCTGGGGATATTAGTCTACTTTTCTCTGATAGCCTAGTCTTATCCTCTTCATCCCAAATACCACGCCATAAACGGTAGTATTCATCCCATTTCTTTTGGTAGTTAGTGTTCCTATGTTCTTCCCATATTTCCACCCTTCCTAACACCCAGTCCTTTAAATGTTGATGGGGGTCAATATAAGATAGTTCTTTTTGTTTTGCCATAAATTAGTATCCTGCTACTGCGTCCATAGGTTCCCATTCATCCAACTCTATACTACCTGCGTAATCTGCGACACTTACTTGGTCTATGTACGCTAACGAGTCAAGTAAATCGTCATGACTTAAAGGTGAAGGGAAATCCATCATTTGTGAAATAAAGTGATTATTCCAATCAGCCTTTCTAAATTTAATTCTACCATGTTCCAAGCGTCCCTGCAAAGCCCATGTTATTCTATCTGTCTTTCTTTTACCACCATGAGTAACATCAGTAATGTTTACCCACCTACCTTTAGTTCTCATTTCATCTTCAAGGTAGGGCATAATTGCATTCTTTAATGCTCCCGCTTCAATACCTACTGTAGTGGCTTCACTATCTACAGCGGCATTTAAAATTCTATTCGCTGTTTCCTTGATGCCCCACCTACCGTGGTAAATATCCTTTACTAGCCATTCATCACCCACGATTTTAACTACTGCAATGGAGGTTTCATCTAACTTACTTGACTTTAAACCTCTATCCTTTATAGCTTGTTCAAAACCTGCTGGGTCAACAGCTACTACATAGTGGCCTATCGTACCTTCCTTAAAATCTCTATTGTCCTCTACGTAAGTAACCCATTCCTCTTTGAATATACCACCACTAAAGGTTTCAAAGGTCGCTTCAAACTCTTGTCTAAAGGCTTGAGTGGACATTGTACTCTTAGCCGCTGTAATTTCCTTAGGGTCCAAGAGAGGATTATCAGTTGATTGGTATTGAAATGCTTCCCAATCATCCTCTGCTTCAGACGCTTCCATATACAACTTATAAAAGTGATTCTTCCCTGCCGGAGTCCCAATGAACATGGCACCACCCTTTACGTCAGCCAGAGTTGGTCTTAAAATCATTTCCCAAACTTCCGGTTTCATACTAGCATACTCATCTAGTACAACGTAACTCAAGCCTACGCCCCTCAAAGTGTCCGGCCTATCACTTCCCTTTAAATAAATCTTCCTATCGTTGATTAAAGTTAATACTGCTGTATTTTCATGGGCAGCTTTAATAACATCCTGACCCAATTCCTTTAACATACCCCACATAATATCCTTTGACTGTTGGAATGTGGGGCCAACATAAAATACGTCCTTACTCTTACTCTGGAGTGCATTAATTAATAACACCCATGCAGCTAGTCTTGACTTACCAAAGCGTCTACCTGCTGATACTACCTTAAAACGAGCCTTGGACTTAAATATTTCCATTTGAGCATCATGGAGTGCTACCTTAATATCAGCCACTAACTTCTCGTATTACCTCACCTTCAAAAGTAGCCTGCTCTTCCGCTTCTCGTTCCTCTATTGCCTTTACGGACTCAACAATAATGTTTATTCCTAAATCCCTATGCTCATGTTTTATTTCAACTGCTTTATGTGCAGGTATTATTCTGTCCATGCACATCTTTAAACAGTGTCTGTCGCCAGCCAAGGCCATTTCAATAACCTTATCAACTATTTCCGGTCCTTTAGCGGACAACACCTCTCTACTTAGAGCTGTATATTTGTTAACCGAGCCTACTGGCCTGCCAACTGGATTCAATGAAGGCATTCCTTTGTAAAAGTTTGGATTACCTGATTTCTTTTTGGTTTCCTTTGCTGGCATACCTTTGTCCTGTTATAAAAAAGGGAGGTTCTATACCCCTATTATACCACCACTTCCCTATGATTGCAAGGACTTTCTCGGAATAAGCTACAATTAGCCACTTTTAGCTACATTTGGATTAGTAAAGTTCTATTATGGTCCAAACTTCGTTTCATGTGCTAGTGAGCTACACTGCGTGCGTGCGGTTTTCCCATGGTGGGGCCCCCATTGCTATCAGTGGCCAAAAATGGGCGGGCGTGGGCGTGGCTTTAAATGGCCTTAAATTGCTTTAAATGGCTTTAAATTGCACAGGCATGGCCAGCCATGGCCAGCAGTGGCCAGCAGTGGAAAATGAGAGAATATGAGAGAGTGATAGTAGTTTTTAATGACTTTGCATAACAATGTTATGCGATTAATAAATATTTATTTTCACCAAACTATTGCAATACAGGATTAATCTGGTATATTTATAGGCATGGGCTAAGACAGCCATAACTAAGCGGTTCATTTTGAACTGCATAACTTAAATAGGAATACTATGACAACAAAAAATAAAGGAATTGAGAACCTATCAACTACTCAAGCAACGCTATATAGAAGTTATGTAGCCACTAATAACAAGGGTATCAGCCAGCAAAAAGAGATAACAAGGCTGTGTGAGTTAGGCACTGAAGGCCATAAGGAAATAATTCTTATAGCTGAATTATTGAAGGCTAACGCTGAAGCCACTGCTACTATCAAAGTACAGGTAAGCAGGGCTATGGCTAAGCTAAAAACTGGCCTAACATTGCAAGGCTTAGGTAAGAAGGATGATGATGTCATCATTGCTAAGAAAAACACTGACAATCAGCCAGTAGAGAGCAATGCAGGCTCTAAGCCAGCAAAACCAGAGGATAGTGTAGAGCCTAATACTAAGGTATTCGACTTTGACGAATTCGACAAGGTATTCATTGCAATGCCTACTGACCAGCAAAAAGTGATGATAGCTCACTTGACTAAGCTTATGAAGGCTACTACTAAGTTACGCATTGCAAGTTAAACAACACTAGCACCAACAACAAGGCCGGCTATATGCCGGCTTTTTTGTGTCCGTTCCTTTATTCTTAAGGGCTCTATATCTTCGATTTAAGCCACGTTTATATACTAAGCAATACCAAAGCCAGCCTAAACCATAATAATAGCTATATGATAGCGTGAGCTTGACTATAGGCCATTTGTATGAGATAATGTACCTTCAATCGAGTTAGGTTGATTAGTAAAACCGCATAACAGTGTTATGCAATTAATAACTAAATAGCGAGGTAAAAAATATGTACAAAAAACATGCACTAGAAATTTCTGAGCATGCTTTAAAAACACCAAAAGGTTTATTAGATGTATTTGCTTTTACAGTTTCTTCTTTAAAGTTAGATTTTTCCAATTCATAGGAAGCAAAAGCAATAGTTGTTTCTCCAGAAATTAATTCTCCATAATCATTTTCAGGTGTGATAAATTTTGAAGTAAAACCGAAAGCTTTTTCGTAAAAATCAATAGTTTCTTTTACGTTTTTAACATAAAGTATAGTATATCCGTATTTCATTATAG